TTCGAGATGGCGTTATTCGTATCCCTCTCGAGTCTAGGAACCCATAGGAGATTATTATGGCAATTACACAAGCTGTAGCTAACAGTTTCAAAGTGGAGATCCTGAAAGGCCTACACAATTTTACGGCTACGACGGGGAATGCTTTTAAACTAGCGCTATATGACAACGAAGCAACATTAAGTAAATCAACGACTGCTTTTCAACAAACTGACGAAGTAGGTGCATCAGGCACTTATGCAGAAGGTGGAGGAGCATTAACATCTGTAACACCAACCCTATCAAGTGATACCGCTGTTTGTGATTTTAACGACATATCATTTACAAGTGCAACTATTTCTGCACAAGCTGCTGTTATTTATAACAGCTCAACTGTGTCTGGATTAACCACTAATGCAGCCGTTTGTGTTCTTGATTTTGGCGCTGTTAAATCTTCAACGTCTGGTACGTTTACAATTACGTTTCCAGCTGCTGAAGCAACTGCTGCAATTTTAAGAATAGCATAGGAGATAAAACATGGCCTCTATCCAAGGATGGGGCCGAGAAACTTGGAACAGTGGTGCCTGGTCGGAGCAAGCACCTGTATCTGTTACAGGTAATGGCCTCACGTCATCTCTAGGTACTGAGACAGTTACCACTGACCAAAACATTTCAGTAACAGGTATTGGACTTACCTCTACGGCAGGGACTCTTACTGCAACAGGTATAGCTGAAGTTAACCCGACTGGTATTGCACTTACTGCATCTTTAGGTGACGAATCACTTTCAACAGATCAAAACATTTCAGTCACTGGATTAGGCACTACTTTATCTGTAGGTAATGAAACAACTTCTGTAACAAAAACCACAGGTTGGAACCGTGATACCGATATTAATACTGGTGGATCTATTGGTTGGGGTGATCAACAATGGGGTGCTGTTGGTATTTCACAAGCTTTAACAGGTCAAGCTTTAACAGCTTCATTAGGTGAAGAGTCAACTGCTACAGATCAAAACATTTCAGTAACAGGATTAGGCACAACATCATCTATAGGAACTTTTTCTATATCAGGCGACGGACAAATAACAGTCGTAGCTGGTGCAGAAACAGCCATGCAATCAGCTGTAGGCACAGCAGAGGCTGATCCAGAATTTGTTGTATTTCCTACAGGTAATCAACTTACATCTAATACTGGAGATGTCTTAACATCTATTGAAATAACGGGTCTTGGGATGACATTTAGCCTTGGGGATGAAGAACAAGAAACTTCATATGAAGCTCCTAGTGTTTCTGCTACATCCAATGTTGGAACAGTAAATATTCGCACAGATGTAAGCTTTACAATAACTGGTAATTCTGTTACAAGTGCAACTGGTACTTTACAAGGCACCTTCTGGAGCCAAGTAGATGACTCAAACAGCGATATAAGTTGGACTGAAGTTCATAAGGCTGCATAAAAGTTTTGACAAACTTTAAAATAATCATTAAATTTTAAATTAGGAGATTAAATGGGTTCAACATATTCAACAGGTTTAAGAATAGAGCTACAAACAACTGGAGAAAATTCTGGAACTTGGGGTACTATTACTAACAATAACTTTTCTCAAGTATTTGAATTTGCCATTGCTGGTGTATATGCAAAGACTCTAACTGGATCAGGACCTACTGTTTTAACAAATAATGACGGCCCACAATCTCAAGCTAACAACGAAGCTAGACAAAATCAAATAATTTTTTCTGGAACTATTTCTACAACTCACATAGTTCAGTTTCCAACTACACAAAAAACTTACGGACTTTATAACAACATTTCTGGTGGTGCTGATGTTACTGCAAGGTTAGGTGCTACAGGTAACACAGTAACAATTACAAACGGTAAATACAGATTAGTTTCTACTGACGGAACTAACTGGTATGATATTTTTACACTCGCTGGTTTAGGTGAATCATGGATTGAAAAAAGTGGAAACTATACAGCTTCAGATGGTGACAATATCTTTGTTGATACATCTGGTGGTGCAGTCACTATAACACTACCTGCTTCTCCTTCAATTGGAAACCAAGTAAAGATAATTGATTCACATGGTACTGCAGCTAGTAACAATATTACCGTTGGAAGAAACAGTGAAAAGATTCAAGGAACTGCAGCAGATTTAACAATATCAACTAACCGAGCTGGAATATCGTTGGTGTATTATGACAGTGACAATGGTTGGTTATTAAAGTATAACGATTAAACATGGCTAACTTACAAGATATAACAAATAGAAGTGAGGTAG